GTTTCATTGTCTGAAATGGATAGTGTTCAGTCTGACCCAGATAGATACCCTTCTTCTTTTTATCTTGGTGTAGAGGATAACGACACTGACTTTTTAGGCGGAGATTAATATTATGGCAGATTTATCTGTTATGCAAGATTTAATTGATGGTGTTTCAGATGCAATGGATGTTTTTGGAAAGCAGGTAATTTTAAGGTCTTTTGTTCTATCTGGGCCGAGTTATAACCAGACAAAAACACCTGTTGATACAAATATAAGAGCAATACAGATTGATTTTGAAGCTAAAGACAGAGACGGTGTTGTTGTAACAAGCAGAGACACAAGATATATGATTGAATCAAAGGATATCAACGGCAATCTTATTGACCCTAATATGTCAATGAGGTTAGTCGACGACAAAGAGTATAATATCAAAAATATTGAAAAAACCAAACCTGCTGACACTGCAATTATGTATGTGCTTCATGTAGGGATATAGAAAGGAATTTTAATTATGGATTTTCTAACACCAGAAATCATAGCTTATTTTATAACCGCAATTATTGGAGTGGTTGGAAGTGTTTTCGGAACGAAATATGCGGCAATAAAGAAAGTGTTTAAAGTTATCATTGATGCTGCTGAAGATGAGAGAATCACTCCGGAAGAGGTGCAGAAAATAATTTTAGCTATAAAAAGCTTAAAGCTTTAGATTTTGTGGCTGAATTATTATGTCTGATTTTTCTAAGCAAATTAAAGCATGGACAGAAAAAGCAAAGGGCAATATGGAAAAAGTTGCTCAGCTAACTTGTTCTGAATTGAGTGAAAAGGTTGTTATGCGAACACCTGTTGATACAGGCAGACTCCGTGGTAATTGGCAACCATCTATCAATCGAATACCTAATTCAAGCTTATTGAGAACAGATAAGTCAGGCATAAATACTCTTTCAAGGATTAGTGCATCAGTTAAAAAATTAAAAACAGGCGATACTTTTTATTTAATCAACAATCTTGTTTATGCTCAGGTTGTCGAGTATGGATTATATCCAAAACTTGTAAAGTATAGAACACATCAGAGAAATCTTAAAGATCCCAAATATGGGAGAATGAGGTCTTGGAATGGGTTTAGTACGTTAGCACCAAATGGAATGGTTCGTGTAAGTATTAATGAGTTTAATCAAGTTGTAAGAAAAGCTGTCAAGGTGATAGGTTAATGGCTACAAACATCACTCAAAAAATATACTCAGGTATTTTCAACTTTATTGAAACAAACAAAGCTTTATTGCCTGTGTTATATTTTCCTAACAATGATATCTCAGACATTCCTGAAGATGAGCATATATTGATTGATATTATGCCTTCTAATACAAATTCATTAGGTGTTAGTGACCTTGATTATCATTCTGGAATAATTCAGTTTTTAATTAATGTGAAAGCTCGGACTTATTCAATTCGTGCTTCTGAAATTGCTGATATTGTTCTTAATTTGATGAAAAGAAATACAAGAATAGATTATGAGGATATAAGAATAAATATAAATAAAACTGGTTCTGTTTCTCCACCTATGCCTAATTTTGATTGGTATGCAGTGGCTGTAACAATACCATATAATGTAATAGTGAAGTAAATGGAGGTAATATGGCTGTAATAACAGAAACTCTTCTAACAGGTACAGGTGCAAGAGAGGTTATTGAAACAACTCTTGGAGCGTCAGACACATTAACATTCAAATCCGGTTCGAATCAGGTTTTAACGATAAGAAATGATACTGCCGGAGCTATAACACCAAATATTGTTGGTGATAGTGCAACAACTGTTTCAGTATCTGGCTATGGTTCAGTTGATGTTTCAGGAGGCTACACAACTCCAAGTATTGCCGTTGGAGAAACATTTGGTATTCCTTTGGATTCAATAAGAAAATATTTGTCAGGGGATGTTGTAACTGTAACTGGTGGTGATGGGGCTATTGCCACACTAACAGGATATTAATAAATATGAATAAAAATGGAGGGGATATATTATGTCAACCCAGAGCTTAGCAGGTGCTTCGCTTGCAATATCAGCAGGTCTTCCAGCTACTGAAGATTCAACTGGATATGATGCACTAACATATTCTATTGTTGGTGAAATAACAGATATGGGTACAATTGGAGCTGAAACAAACCTTGTTTCTTATACTCCGGTTGCGACTGCAATTGTCAACAAAAGAAAGGGTTCTAAGAATTACGGTTCTCAGTCTGTAACTGTTGTTCTTGACGATGAGGACACCGGGCAGATGCTTTTTGAAACTGCCGCTGAATCACAAGATGTTTATTCTTTCAGGGTAACACTAAATGACGGCGCAAAGATTTACTACCAGGGTTTAATTATGGGTTTCCCAATCAACCTTGGAACTGTTGATGATATGGTTCAGGTAACAGTTCCTATTGAAGTTGATTCTAAAATAGTTAGAGTTGCAGCACCTTAATTCTAAAGAGGGGTTTTAACCCCTTTTTATTTTTTTAAAACATTATTTTTAAGAGGTTAATATGGATTTTGCAAAACTAAGTGTTAAAGATGAAACCTTTTGCCATCTAAGGCATCCGGCTACCGATGAATTTCTTTATACTGAAGAAAAAGAGCCTGTTGGTTTTAATGTTGCAGGAATAGACTCGGATAAATACAGAAAAGTTCAGGCTGATATTTTGAGGGGTGAAAACAATTTCAAAAAGAAAATAACTCCTGAAAAAGTAGAGCATATGAACCTAAAGCAGGTTATAGGATGCGTTATTGAGCCTGTTAATATTGTTGAAAATGGTTCTAAGATCAAAGATGATTTTGAAAGTCTAAAATCTTTTTTTGAAAAATACAGATGGGTTTATGAGCAGCTTTTAGAATTTATTAATGATAGAACTAATTTTTTGTAGAATCGGCAAGGGCATTGAAGCAATATGTTGAATATTTAGGATGGTTACATGCGATACCTGAAAAAACAAATAAAAGCAGGTATGAAACAATGTGTCGTGGGAGTGAAGAGCCTGATTTAGATATGCCCGAATTAAAAGGATATGATTATTTAATAGATTGGCTTTATGATTTGGGTTTTAGTATGCAATCTCCTATGGGCGAAATGCCTTTGCCGATATCTGAAATTTATTCATGGGGTGAAAAGATTGATATAACTCATTTTGAAGCTAAAACATTAAGAGATTTATCACTTTGCTATTTAAACATGAAAAATCAAGCTGTTAAAACAAATTGCCCTAAACCTTGGATATCTGAAAGAGAAAGATCGGCTAAATTGATTGATAAAAAGATCCTATCTTTCTTTAAACAATATGAGGAGTCAAGAAAATGACAGATATTGCACAATTAGGCTTTAGTGTCGATACCAAGGCTTTGGAAAATGGCGCAAAGAAGATGAAAAGCTTTGAACAGCAATCTGACAGCCTTGATAAGACATGGACTAAATTGTTTGAAAAATTGGATAAAATCTCAACATTGTTGGAAAGATATTCAAAAATATCTGATAAGGCTACAAAAACAACAAAAACATTGTCTGAATCCACAAATAAAACAGCAAATTCATTTAAAGATTTCACATCATCTTTGAAATATTTAGGTGTTATCAATGCTAAGGTTGAAAATGGATTAAATGCTTTTGCCAAAGCGATGCTTGTAAATATCAAATTGTACAATAAAACCGTTGATGCAATCAATAGCGTAAAAAAAGCAAGCCAGAGCTTGTTGTTGGGCTTAAAAAAAATGATAGGACTTTTTTTTAATTTAAAAAGTGTTCTTATTGGGCTTGGATTTGGATTATTAGCAAAAAACTTTTTAGATGCAGCAGCAAGCGCTGAGAGATTGAGAATAAGGCTGGACGCATTTACAAAAGGTCAAGGTGCTGAATATTTTGACAAATTGAACCAATGGGCTGCTTTGTTACCTGTTAACACTGAAGAAGCTGTTCAGGTTTTTACAAAGCTTCAGGCTTATGGATTAGAACCAACAACCAAACTAATGACAACGCTTGTTGACACTGTCACAGCTTTAGGCGGTGAGGCTGATTCTTTATCAGGTATTGCAAGGGCACTAGGTCAGATAGAGACAAAAGGACGTGTTTCAGCTGAAGAAATAAATCAGCTTGCAGAACAAGGAGTAAATGCAAGAAAATATTTGATGGAGGCCTTTAGTTTAATACCATCGGATTTTAATGAGATTGATGCAGCTGTAAGAAAAACCGGACATACCACAACACAAGCCATCGAGGCTATAATTAAAGGCATGGATAAAGAGTTCGGTGGAATGGCTGAAAGGATTAAAAACAGTTGGCAAGGCCTTACAAACAGAATGATTCATCAATGGTTTAACTTTAGAAGAATCGTGATGGAAAAGGGAATTTTCCAGTTTATAAAGGGTAAACTACAGGAATTTTTAGAGTTTTTAGAATCTCCTGAAGGCACAAAAGCTATGGAAAACTGGGCAAAAAAAATATCAGACACTGTTTTTGATGCCGCAATATTCATGGTCAAATCAATAGAAACTGTTGTTTCAAGTGTCGGAGGTATTGCTGATGAGATTGAAAGACTTGGACGCATTGCAAAAGGGATGCCTTTTGTAGGTGATGATGAATATAAGGCTTATAAAAAAGCCAAAGAAGAACTTGAATCGATAGGTGATGTTCAAGGTAAAATTAACCAATTAAATCTTAAATATATAGAAGCTATTAATAAAGAGCGTGAAATAATAGGCGATATGTCAAGCCGTAAATTTGCGATAGTTGACAAAGATTTTAAATGGCCTGGCTCAGATGAAATATCAAAACAAATAGATGATTTAATTAAAAAAAGAATGCTTATATCTGAATATGAAGCCAAGAACCCTTTATGGAAAGAATCTGAGGAATCCACAGAATCATTCGGAGATAAATTCAGAAATACAACAGGCAAAATAATATCTGAATTAGAAAAATATAAGAAAGAGTTTGAAGGCGGTATCTTTGGCAAAGACGGTATAGTTCCACCTAAAAGTAAGCAAAACATGGAGATATTAATGCGAGTTACCAAAGAATATAGTGATTTGCTTGATACTTTTGACCCTAAAAGAAAAATGTTTAGGGATTATGAGGAAGATTTAGATCTTTTAGTAGATGCTTATGTTTTAGGGCTTATACCTAGTCAAGAAAAATTACTTGAGCAGATTCGATTATTGAAATTAGAGTATTCAGGCCTTGTTCCTCAAAGTTGGATGGACGGTATTTCTGAATCACTTAGAAAGTATATTGAAACATCTAAGGATATTGCTGGTCAAGTTGGAAATGCTTTTACTAATGCTTTTAATGGTATGGAAGATGCACTTGTTGAC